TATGCGCCGCGCACAGTGAGTGCAGTGAAACCAGTGATAGCCCCTGTGATTCCGTCAACTGTGTCCACTACGATTTCTGCCTGCACAGTGTATGTGCCAGCTGTGGTGTCGCCAACAACAGCGCCACCGCCAATCACCAACACATCACCGGCTGTATATGATCCACCAGCATTGTTGATAGCAACATCACGCAGCTCCATAACAACACTTCCTGTTGCGCCTACACCGCCAGGCAAGCCGGGAGGGTCGAATGACACGGTTGCCATCGTGTCGTAGTTTCCTGCTGCTGTAATTGTTACTGAGGCAACACCTTCGCCGCCAATGCCAGAGGCAGCCAAGCTGCCAAAATATTTTTTGTTAAGTGGTCGTCCCATTGCTCTTGGTCTCCTACGTGGCGTTCTAGGCCATACGGGGCGGGGTAACCCCATAAAACTGCACCTATTGCAGTTGCTGATATTTATAGAGCTGCTTGAAACAACAGCAATTACCGCGTACAATCACACAAGATAAGGAACAGTTATGGCAAAGGCAACAACAGCAAAAAGAAGTTACAAGCTTGATCTTATGGTCGTACTTGAAGCCATTGACAAAAAAGATCGTGGATTTTATGCAAACTTAACTGAAGAAGAGCGGAAAGGATTTGTTCCCAAAGTGATCGTGCGTTGGCTTTCAGCAGTGCCTGATTCCAATCCTTTGAAAGAATATTTTGTTTTGGCAGCTAATGATCTTGTTAACAATGGCATGTGGAATTTGGGCAAGCATCCAGAGCTGCAATACTTGCTCATGTGTGTTGCTGGTGTGGGCAAAAAACAATATCATCAGTGGATCAGCACGAAATCAGCAGGGTCTAAAACACCAAAAACAGAAGCATTGCTGACTCAACTGTATGGTGACATAAATGAAACAGAAATGCTGATTTTGAAAAACAACCACAGTGAACAAGAGTTGATGGAAATTGCCAAATACAGTGGAATGGACGACCGTGGTATCAAAGAGCTCAAAGACGAACTCAAAAAAGCTTCCAAAGGCGATTGATTTAAATCGCCCCCATTTTTGCACTTGGTGCCAAAAACAGTTTGCCAAAGAAACCACATTGGTGTCGCACAGTTGTGAGCCACGGCGCAGAAACGACGCCCAACACAACCCGGATGTTAAGTTGGGGTATGCCTCTTATTTGTTGTTTAACGAATTCACTACTCCCAAAAACACATTACGCCAGCACAAAAGTTACCAAGAGTTTTGTGCCAGTAGGCATTATGGTGAATTTGTGAGATTTGGAGGCTGGCTAATTGAGCAACAGGTGCAAGAGATTGAAACATATGTTCGTTGGCTCTTGAAAGAAAAAGTAGACTTCAAAAAATGGAGTGATGTAAATGCATACAAAAGTTTTTTGAGCGAACTATTGCATGATGAAACTCCTGAGATGGGCTTGCAGAGAAGTTTGAAGACAGTTCAAAAATGGACTGAAGAGCAGAATCAAAGCTTACAAGATTTTTGGAAACTGGTGAGCACAAATTTAGCTACACAATGGATATCACAAGGCAAGATAAGTCCTTGGATGCTATATAATTGCAACAGCGCAGTGGAATTTTTGGAAAGGTGCAATTCTGAACAACTGGGTATTATACAAACAGTTGCGCCAGTGAAAAAATGGAAAGTAAGGCTACTGCGCCACAAACAACAAGCTGAGTTGATCAAAAGTGTATTGACAGAAGCTGGTATGTAGGAGAAATACATGAGTGAAAGAGTGACATTGGATATGTACGGCAGCGAAGACACTGAAGCAGTTCTGCAACCTGTGTTGATCAGCAAAAACCGTGTCAGCTTGACAAACTTTGGAAAAATGCAAAGCATGGAAGTTGATGGCAACAGAGTTTTGATTGCTGATCCACAATGGATTGAAGAGCTTGAACGAAAGGTGCAACAAACCACACAAACTTGTGTTGATCTACACAACCGTTTGATTCGCGCAAACAGCAATTTGGCCAAGTTAACACAAAAAGTTGACATTTTGTCAAAGCAACTGGATAGGATCACAGGTGACAGCTAGCGCCATCCAATTTCTTGGTGATATTGACATTGACACTGGTGATCGTCGCAAGTTACTCAATGTTGTGCATCACATTCCAGCCAGTATTGTCAAGAACAGCAAATATTCTCCACACAACAGCGGTGTGTATTTTCATAATGTGCCTATGCATCCATTTTTGGAATGTTGCAGCATTTCTTATGACGTGGCTGAAGAAAAAAATTGTTACAAAATTGACATACTCAACAACAGCATCTACGCAGGAGTTCAAAGTGAGGCACATTTACAAACTCTCCTGAACACACAGCCCATGTGGGAACTTCTAGAACACGAAGAAGTAGTGAAGCAGTTGGCTCATATCAACAATCACTTTGATTTGGTTCGGCGTTTGAAACCACAACGCACAGTTGAATTGGCAATGATTTTGGCTTTGATTCGTCCAGGCAAGAGACATTTGGTCACCAAATGCCAAAAACAAGGATGGCAAAGCCTAGAGCCAGAAATCTGGCTACCTGATCCCAATCAAAATTACAGCTTCAAAAAATCACATGCCATTAGTTTGGCTGTAGCAATTCAAGTGCAGCTGAACCTTCTGGTTGAAATAATTGCAAATGGCAGCTATAGTGTGCCTGCATAAGGAGCAAAATAAATGAGCAAGTCGCTTGAGTGGCAACACTCTGAAAACATGTTTGGCCACACGTATCACCTCACTATCGGTGAGAACACTGTGTTGGTGCGAGAAAATCTGGAATCCAACTGGCTAAAGAATCAAAAAAAGCCACGGAAAAGTTTTTGGTTCAGAGCACCATCAGTTAGCCTAAGGGAATTGGGCACTACACTGAGTTTTCTTTCTGAACTAAGCAACACCTACTTCTTGGAAGTTTTTGGTGACTCGCCTGACAAGCTGAATGCCAGCTTGCATCTCAGTGATGAAACAGATGCTGCTACATTGGCTTGGACGCTCACAGGCACTTGGATGAAATGGAGCAAGGCTGAAGAAAAAGAGCTCAAGAGCCGGAAGCCAGCCAAAGTTAAAGTTGGTAAAAATGGCAAGGTAACAGTTAAGGTTCAGGTAACCACTCTTGGAGATTGATCCTGCTCTGGAGCAAATTCAAAACTCTTTGAATCAAACGATTGCCAGTGTTTTTGAGCGCAAGCTCTACTTTTTGAGCCTACAGCACAGTTCAAGTGGGTGATTTCACCAACTGAACTGTGCGTTTTTTACCGCGTTTGTTCATCAATGTATCGAGGCTGGGCATAGGCCCACTCAAAACGGTGACTTCTTTCCTTATAAATGTTTTCAAACAGCTTTTGAACGGTTTGAATCGGTCGCGCAAAAACACATTGATAGGAATCAGCCGATTGCTGCCCCACCAGTAAAGCTCTCCGCATTGAATGATTTCTTTCTTCTGCTGAATACTCATGGTTTGGTCAATAACATACATGTGTATCATTGCATTGTCAGCATTTTGAACGATGCCAGTGTAATCTTTGTTCAGATAGCGTATTTCAGTTAAAAATGGCCATCTTTGTTGGGGCGTGTTTTCCATCAGGAACTATTTAAGAACTCTCTAAATACATGCAAATCTTTTGTTGATGATGTTGGCCAAATGAGCTTGATCTATCTCTACAGTTACCGACTACCAGTTCAATTGAGCATGACTGATCATCGCGCACCCAATTACAATAGGCCCATGATAAATTACAACACAAAAATATACAAAAACAACTACAACATTATTGATTTTGTAGTGCGCAACAATGACCGTAGACCTGTGAAATTGGTAGACTGCCAACTCAGCATTGTTATTGAACATGCAGCCACACAAACCATCGTTTTGGAAAAAGCTTGCATCATAACCGATGAGATAAAAGGCCGAGCACAAGTAGCTTTAACCAGTAGCGATACTGCTAATTGGAGTTTGGGTGGGTATCGTTACCAAGTGAAGATCACCCGCCCTTATCAGAATCAAGAAATGCTCTACACTGACATCAATAATTCCACCATTGGAGACTTTGATTTATTTGACAGCGTTGGGGGCACATTTATACCCAGCGTTGTGCTTAAAGGGAGTGAACTCAGTCCCATTACAATTGACTGGGATGAAATGAAGGAATGGCTACTGAGTGGTGCTATAAGAGCAGAAAACAGTGTGGGCAACAACACAGGGTTGTTTTCTGTGGCATTGTATCAAACACAGTGGATGGGCACGTTCCGGATACAAGCCAGTTTGGAAAACCTAGCACCAACTGAACGCAGTTGGTTTTATGTAGATCTCCAACCTGGTGCTGACCAAGACTATTTTGATGGCCTCAACAACAGTCTACGAAGTTACACATTTAGTGTAAATTGTCGATGGATACGATTTGTTTGTATTCCTGATCCAGTAAATCAAGGAACAATTGATAAAATACTCTATAAAATAAGCTGAACGCTAGCTATACTAATGCATGAGTTTGATACACAGCTTGATCATGCAACACCTGCCCATTCAGCGCAGAGTTACTCCCAAAGGCTGGATACTGCACAATGCTGTGTGTTGCAGTCACAGAGGACATAAACCTGACACTCGCATGCGTGGCAATCTCCGGATTTCTGAAGATGGGCAACTGGGTGTGCATTGTTTCAATTGTGGATTCAAAACTAGATTCAATGGCTCACAACTAAGCAGCAGTTTTGAACAATACTTGGACTGGTTGGGCGTGCCCAAAAGCAGTGTCCAGAGTTTGAAAATGGAAATTTTACAAAAGCAACTGGATGGCAGCTTTGAGAATACAGAAACAGCCAAAGCCAGTTTCCAAAAATTTCCCACAGTGGAATTGCCTGAGGATGCTCAACCCATTCTCAGTTACCTAAATGATGACACAGTTGATCCCAGCTTGCTCAAAGTTGTTGAGTATATTGAGTCTCGGGGAAAAGACATAGCGTCTGGCTATGATTATTATTGGAGTCCCAGTAAAAAACATCAGTTAAGCAACCGGGTTTTGATACCATTTTATTCACATAACCAAATTGTGGGATGGACTGCACGATATGCAGGCACAGCACCGCCAGGTGTGCCTAGATACTTCAACAGCACTATTCCAGATGGATATTTGTTCAACAACGATGTGTTGGACATTCCAGGTCGTAAATTTGCCATTTTGGTTGAAGGATCATTTGATGCCATTGCTGTGCAAGGTGTAGCTGCACTAGGTAGTACGCTAAGTGAGCAACAGATATGGCAACTGGTGGGGCGAGAGAAGGAAACCATAGTGTTGCCAGATAGGCAACGAAAAAATCAGGATTTGATTGACACTGCATTGACTTTTGGATGGTATGTGAGCTTCCCTGAATGGGATGACGATGTAAAGGATGCTGCTGAGGCTTGCAAACGTTACGGGCAGCTCTACACCATAGCAAGTGTGATACAAAGCCGCACAAAAAATGATGTTGAGATTGGCATCAAAAGACAATTGTTTAGGGGATAGCCTTGGCTGACGTGAAAGATTACAACGAAGACGTGCAAAAAATGCTTGTAAGCGTGCTCTTGAGTGATGAAGAAATTTACGCACGTTGCCAAAACATATTGCAGCCCAAATATTTTGTGAACAAGCTGAGGCCTGTAATGCGCTTTGTTAT